AGAAATCAGCAGGGGTGTTTCCACCCCCACCTCTCGAGAAGTGCCTGCTAACTAATATAATTAGTCAACAAGTTTACCAGCCAGGCTACCGGCTGATGTATCAACGCCTGCATCCTGGGCACCCAATTCTTGAGTATCTGGTTGCTTAGGACCTTTCTGTCTTAGGAACGTTTCTAGTTTATTTCGAAGCGCTCCGATACCGGCAAGTTCTTGCCCTTGGAATCCACCGCGTTGTGAGACTACGTCAATAATCTGCAACACAGTTGATAAATCTCCAAGAGTGATTACCACCTCTTGTTCTTGGCCTTCTTGTTGTTGGCCAAAGTTACCATTTACTGGTTCATTCATAGTTATTACCTTTTGTTATAAGTCGACTTTGAATCTATCGCCACAAAATATGTGACACCTTTTCCTTTAAACTCTGAGATACCTTTTGAACAAAGAGTAACCTCATAATCTAAAGGCATTAATTTCAAATTATCAGTTTTAATGATAATTTGAAAATCATCGGCAGTTTCCCCAATTTCGATACCAAAGTCATCTGCACCGCTGTTGGAACTGTCGATTGCTTTCAGAAAACATTTGCCGCCTTCGCCTACAAATGCAATCTCTGAAAATTGTAATACCCCTGCTGCCTTCATTACTGAAGACAAATCTCCATCAGTAACCGATACTTTAACATCAGCAGAAGGAATAGTAATATCCTTCTCTGGTGGAGTATGGATCATTGATAGATCAGCATAAACGTATTTAGTTCTACGTTTGCCTTCCGATATAATAAAGTATTTATCAAAAAATTCCACATCGGGATCGTTATACAGAGATAAAATTGATAAAAATCTTGATAGATCGTAAATACATGCATCTGATGGAATTTCATCGTTGATGTTTGCGATCGCAATCAATGTTTTCTCTGGAGTTATAGTCTTGATTACATTACCACTGGACAATAAGATTGACTTATTGATAGCAGTAAAGCTTTTTAAGACCGTCAAGGTTTCGTTAGAAAATTTCATTATATAAATTTCTCCATTTTAGTTAATATTGTTGTATATTATATACCAATTACTTGGCTTTGTCAACAGGATTATAAGATTTCTTATTAGATTGTTTGTCTGCAGTAGCTGTAACACCCAATTGACCTAAGCTTCCCATATCACCCTTGAAGATATATGACCCAACATGGTTAATTTTCATCCAAGGACACATCCATACTGAAAGATCTGCTTTACGAGCCATCTTACAGAAGAAGTAATCTTCGGACAAATACCTTCTTGATTCTGGGTCGATGACACAGTCGAAGAAAGCGTGAATATCTCGGGTGCCGTCAAATTGTTCCGTTCTGACGTGATCTGGTTTATATGCAAGCTCAGGATAGGTGTCACGATATTTCTCTAACGCCTCTCTTGTGATTAACATAAACCCAGTACCGCCTTCTGCAACTTCGACAGGTTCCGAGAGTTTAAATGATTTCGTTCCGTTAACCGGATTGAAAACAAAATCTGATGTAAATTTTTCTAAGTCAAAAGGATTGTCCTTACCGTTGCCTTGCTGTGCAGCGATAGAAACTTTTTCCCATGCAATAGTCTTTTTAGGATATGGACCACAAATAATATCATATGTATCTGGATCCGAAACTTGTAATGCAAGTAATGCTAATGCGTCTCTTGGGTCAAAGCCAATGTCAGCATCAATAAACAATAGGTGAGTACAGTCTGATCTTAAAAACTCGTCTACAATATAATTTCTTGCTCTTTGAATTAAACTTTCATTAAATAGAAAGTAATACTTAAGTGGAATTTTATGAGTAGATGCTAACATACTCAAATCGTTTGTAGACTTGGTATATAAACCAGTGCATTGACCACCATACATTGGTGTACCAACGAATAGTCTTTGTTTTTGTAGATCTTCTGTTTTTACTTCTAACTTCATACTGTAATTTGCTCCATATCATTTTCAGCTCTAGTGATTGACTGTAATCTCATTACGTCAGCCAATATGTCCCATGCCGAATCGTGTGCTTTAAATACTGAATCCCATTTGTCTTCGTTTGCGCAAGGAGGGAATCCATTCTTCTTTATACCAAAATCAAACTTTGCATCAATAAAAGTTCTTGTGTCTCTAACTGTCCAATGCTTTAAGTGAGATTGTAAGTGTCCTACTTTACCTTGAGACTTAAATAGCCTTTCAAGAATAACAGGATCAAAAGAATTAGATCTTGACCACCAAAAGTTGATCTTTGGTCCGTCAATTAAAAAATCTGTAAACTGTTTCACAAAGTCTTCAACAGATAAGTCTGAACTCTTTGGAGCAATATTCTTTCTTACTTCTGAATCTTGTTTAGACCAAAAGTCAAGAGTACTTTTATCGACTACCCAATTGTAGTTCTTTACTTGCTCTGCTACATTCAATTTAAATTTCTTTGCCTTGAATACATCGCTTAAGTTGTAAGGATCGTTAGATGTAAACTTATCCCATTGAAATACCATGACTGACATATCAATCACAGCACAGTTATGAACATCTTGTCCCATTGTTTCGAAGTCGATAATTAAATCATTTCTCATAGTCATTCCCATTCTTTAATATACTATTATAACAAACTTTATCAGTCATGTCAATAGTTTTATGCAAAGAATTCTTCAAGGTTTGGAGTTGTATCAGTTCCATTAGGATCAAACTCCATTAGTTGTTTTAAGTTGTTCTGTCTTAAATAAGTTGTTTCAGATTCTTTTAGTTCACCTGTTAGAAACTTACCAATTTCTAAATGCATATCTCTCGATGTTGGTACAGGACAGTTCTGAGCAATATGATTCATTTTCTTTAATCCATCAAGTAACTCAAAATCTTCAGGGAATCCCATCATATGTAAAGCTTCTCGAATTGTTAATGATCTTTCTTCAGTAGGATGCATTGTATCAACCATATTACGACCAATCACTGCATTCATATATTCGCCAAAGACATGTACTGATCCATCCCATACACCTTTACCATCTGCATACTTCATCATTGCATGATCTGAATACTTAATACCCTTTTCGTTGCCTGTCTTGTGGAACCATTCGTTAGCTTCTTTCATCCAACCTTTTTTGTTTACATAATTCAGAGTTGTCTTAACACCTTCTTCAATCATAATTTCTCGAACATCACGATTTGTTTTTGTCTTGATGAAATTATAATATGGTTCGTCAGGTACATTCTTATTAATAATAATATCTTGATGTAAAGCGTTTTCAGGGATCTCTTGAAGATATTCAGCAAAGTCTTTTCTATCACGATTATAATAATTCATAACTGGTGCTGATTCTGATTTCCAACCAATCGCAAAACATCTATCACGGCCTTGTGGAACTCCATGAAATCTTGTTGATGTTTTAAACAATGTTAATGAGAATCCACGTTCTTTACAAATTTCATAAAGTTTATTTGCTACAGGACGTCCTTTGTTTGTAAATAGCGCAGGAGCATTTTCAACAATGACTACCTTTGCTCCAAGAACATCAATACCATTTTCAAAGACCATATACATAAAATCGTTCTTTGCACAACCCGGTCCTTTTGATTCTGTTGTCGTTCCTGTATTTAACTGAGATAGAGCAGCACAAGGTGGAGTACCTGTCACTACATCAACTTGTTTAATACTAGGATTGTCTGAATCTAATAAAACATAAGGAATATCACGTCCCATTGTGTTTTGCTGATAATTAACGTAATGGTTATCGTTAGCTTCAAATCCACCAAAAGAGTAAATGGCTTCAGGTGGTTTACCAAACGCCTTCTCTGCTCCTAAAGCTTGTCCACCGATAAGCGGAATAAGTGGGGCCCATGTTATTTCTTTTTTGTTCATGCGAAAAAGTCCTCAAGTGTTGCAGCTGCTTTCTTTTCAAATTGTGTTACATCAGGTGCAACATAATTATTATCAATAGCTGTCATTATTTTATTGTTTAAGAAAGTACCATCATAATACTCAGGCTTACATATTAGTTTACGTAATCCTTTAATTACTGATTGATACTCTTCTTCATTATTTAATAACCTATCCATCCTTTCTTTAAATTCAGTTGGAGTCTTCGGCCTCAAAAATTCTGGTATTGGCAAATGCCCTTGTTCATCATAAGATGGATGTAAGAACGGTATCACACCAGCATGTACCATTTCAATATACTTTGAAGTTACCCAACCCTTTGCGATTGGAATAATAAAAGTAAATTTAACATTGTTCATTTTAGCCATTACATCGTCAAGATGAATAGATCCTTTAAACCTTGCGTCTGTTTCGGCATTAGGATGTTCCCATTTACCATAAATTTCAACATCTTCATGATCGTTCAATACCCATTCTTTTAACAAGTTATATCTTGAAGGCTTTGCTTCATTTAATATAACCATGAAAGGCAATTTACGATCTAGATTAAACTCTTCAGAGTATTCATAGTTAACACAGAAACATGTTTCCATACCTGCATATGTTGAAGGTACCTTTCGATCATAACGATCTTGTTCTTCGTAAGACTTAATACTGCTTACATTATATTCATAATCGTATTGACCTAAAGACACTGTTGGTAAATGGAATATGTCTCTTGATTGATTCATAACATATCGTGGATCATTTACGATCTCAACATAAGGAGGCTGTTCTTCGTTCAACCAAATAGCAATAGGTGATGTATAATTCTTAGTCATATCAATCACAGAAGCAAATAATGAACGATCTTTAACTTGTTCAATTTTACCTGGGATCGTTACCGTACCAACTTGTCCTACCATTAATACAGTGTAATCTAATTTAAATCCTCTCTGACCAAAGTAATTAAAGATATGACGATAAAAATTATCAGTACCATCGTTCTTAATACCTTTCCAGATATCAATTACATTATTAAATGGAAACAGCTCTAATTCTTCAGACTCAGTTAGAGTACTAAAATCCGAACGACCGATAATATAAAAGGTCTTATCTGGATTATTGTTTGCTAAAGATATTAGAATTGTAGATGGTTCGTTGTCTCCACCAATAGGAGAGAAACGATTACGTTTGAACTTGACCGACTTGCCGATCTTTGCGAATCCAATGTTTTTCATAATATAAAGTTGTTGTTCCGTTCTGTAAATTTATTTATTAGAATCAACCACACGCTTGCGAAGCTCTGTGGAACTGAATGAATGTCTTCTACGATTATAATGTACTGGACATAAACCTTTACCTGTATGTTCTTGGTCTTTATATTCTTCACCAACAATACGAATATCAGGGTTAATAGTTAAAATCATATCAATGATTTCTTGTTCTGTTGAGAAAGGTATTACCTCGTCTACATATTTACAAGATGACAACTGTACGTATCTTTCAAACGGTGTCTGAATGGGTCTATTCTTTGTCTCAGGTCGGTCTACGGTTGGGTCTGTTAATAAACCAACAATCAAATAATCACACATTGATTTTGCTTCTTGTAGCATAACGATATGACCTGCATGAAACAGATCAAAGGTTGAACATGTGAAACCTACTTTTGCGGCTATGGGTAATTTACTTCTATCAAGAAACATATCAATTCTCCTCTTCAATCATACCCAACAAATCATTTACACATTGTATAATAAAATCTTTATCTGGGTGGTACTTATATACTCGAATCACTTCAGCTGCTGTTAGCGTTAACAACTCATACTTATCTATCCAATGATTATATGCTAACAGTGTATTAATAGCAAGATCTTGTTCGCGTGAAGTGTATCTGTTTATAATTAAACTTGCTATGAATTTTGCGATATCAAGTTCACGGCAACCAAACACATTAGGAATTGGATCAATTAAATACATTGAGTCTTTAGAGAACAACATATTCTTAATACCAAAGTCACCATGACAATAGCCGTAAGACAATTCTATCGGAGCAAGCTTTTCTATTACATCATTAAACGGTTCAAGGTTTGCTAATTGAGCGTGACCTACGATCCTTGCGATATAATCATCAAAGGTTAAAAACTTAGTTTCATTTATTTTGTCAAATGCATCAAGTGCTTCTTGCACCATTGCTAACGCTTTATAAGGACTATGAATAAAATAATCGGAATCATTCTCAATATAATCCATTGTAAGTGTATCACCAACAACTCTATGAATCGTCGGAGTATTAACTACAGTGCCCGTTGCTTCAAACCACTTAGCAGCCTCGTGAGCATTTCTTGCCGTCTTATGTACTACCTTACCATCAGTATAGATATCAGAACCTGATAGACCTCCTTCGAGTTCTCTTATATCGGTTTTAATAAAATCTTCAGGTAGAATACCTTTGTCATCAACATAATATGCTGCAAGAGGTTTGTCAAAACTTAAAGCATGATATTTTACGTCGTGCTTCTTTAACCATTCTTCGATTTGAGGACCATACTTATTTGATGCTTCGACTCTACTCCTACAAGAAATAGAACCACGAGCGGTAAAGATATCTATTATCCAACCAGCTGCATACAACTTATTACACTTTTCTATTAATTCAAGATTTGGTTTTGCGTTTGCCCAATCTCGATTTAATGTAAATGCAAGTGTGTCGTCAAAATCTAAAACAATTCTTTTGTGTAAAGACATTTTTATTTACTTCTGCTTAATATAGATCTTGTAAGACCACCAAACAAGAAAGTAAACCAAAGGAAGAGTGGTGTAGCTAATGCAAGCCTAATAGAATCATCTGCCATACCAACAACTTCACCTAATAGAATAAGTAAGTATACTGTTGTACTTATAGCAGCAATTACTCCAATACCATAACCTAGATCTTTTAATTTTTCTTTCATAATATAGTCCTTTTAAATAATAATTTCTATTATAACAAATTTGAAGTAGTTTGTCAATAGATAATTTGCCAATCAATGTTTGCTTCGTCAAACATGTCCGAAGATTTTTTAAACGAATCCAACCATCTCTGTGGAACATCATCAGCAGCCATTACAATTCTATTTATGCCTACTTGAATAATTCCCTTTGTGCATTCACTGCAGACTGGTAAACCCCATACATATAGTGTAGAGTCTTTCAACGATATCCCATTAAAGGTAGCATTATATATTGCATTCATTTCAGCATGTACAACGAGTTCATATTTCAGTTCTCTGTTTTCATACTTCTCTGGTGCGTCATCAATACCTTTTGGAAATCCGTTATAACCAGTCGCAAGAATTCTTTTGTCTTTAACAATAATTGCTCCAATCTTTTTACTAGGATCTTTAGACCAAGTAGAGATTTCTTGAGCAAGTCGTATAAAGCGGTTGTCCCATTTATTTTCCTGCATTAATTAACGCCTCAACTTGGTCGAAGTGTCTTTCATAAACATGGAAGTTAGTAGCAGTCCAAATAAGATCACCTACTTCAACTTCAAGATCGTAAGCAAGTTGGTTCTGAACAAACTTTGCCCAAGCGTAATCATTATTATAACCAAAGACTGCGTCGTTAGATCTCATTACA